ATCGACACCCGTCGCGATATGACCAATCTTGCCCCATTCCCAACTCGCATCTTCAACTGTTGCATAGCTCAGGAAACCCATCGGCTTGTTCACGCCGTTACCGGTGATGAAGGCAGCGCCTTCCTGTTCAGCAAAAGCTGCTTCCACTTCCTCAGCAATCCACTGTTCCACATTGACTGCGGCATCGTCGAGCAGTGATGAGGTCGCCGCTGGCATGGCGTAGATTTCCATGGTCGGGAACTGGAGTTCCGCAAGCTTTGCCGAAGCCGTCTGCGGACGCGCATCGGTTTCCCCGACCCAGCCCGTGGCAGGACCACTTACCGAGAATGGTTTTTTCAGGACGGCACCTGAGACCTGGCGTATGCTGGAAATGCCACGGATCGGCGAAAGTACCCCTAGCCTGCGAGCAATTTCCGTTTCCAGCTCGGCGGGAACAAGATAACCACCATCGGGACCTGACGCGTAGGAATGCGCCTTCAACTCGATGCCGCGCAGCGCCTGTTCATCGCCACGACGAACATAGCCATCGAAAGCCTGCTTATGTTCGACATCGGCGACCGGCATATTCTTGCCCATTGGCGGACGGGCAGTTTTCAGCACATATTGATCAAGCGCCTGCTTCTGCTCATCGAGAGCACGGTTGATGCGATCAACCTTATCGCGCAGAAGCACATCAACATCAGCACTTTTTTCGACCTTCTTCAGGCGTTCATCATTGGCTTCGCGAAAAGCCGAAAATGCTGTCATGAACTCATCGAAAGCTTCCGACACATCGCCGTCATTACCAAGATTGGGGCCAAGATTCGAGCCAAGCGCCTTCGTTTCCGCGCTCTTTGTTTCGAGCGGGGTTGCATGGATATTTTTCATTTTGATCCTGTTTATTTAAAAGACATCATCTTGCAGGCGGCGCGCATACGCTGCGCGAGACCCGCGTTGTCTGACTGGATGGCTTCCCGCCCGGCCCTGTCGTGAAAAGCTGCAAGTGCGGCATAGCCTTTTGCTATCACCGTCCGTGCAGAGGAACGGCTCAGCCCCGCATCCCGCGTGAGCCAGCGTTCAAACTGTCTGACTGTTGGCAAATCCGCCTTCAGATTGTTAATGCGCGCCTGTGGCAGCATCGGAAACGTGACCACCGAGATTTCCCAGAGATCCGCTTCAACAATGTGGCGTAAGCCTGTACGCGCATCCTTGCGTGCCTTGACTGTGCGAAAACCGATGGACAGCCCGTCAAGTCCCCCAGCACGCATCAGTTCCAGCGCTTCACGCGCCCGTGCAACGCCTTTGGCCAGCCTGCCTTCGACATAAAGTCCGCGTGCATCTTCATGAATATCCGTCCATACGCCGATCGGCTCGGCAGCATCATGTTGCCAGAGCATACGGACACCGGATGATTTTCGGGATGAAAGCGACTTCGCAAATGCGCCTTTTTCGATAATGTCATTGCCCAAATCAGGCAGACCAAAGACACTGGCATAACCCGAAAAACTGCCGTCGATTTCCACCTCTTCCAGAGCCAGAGAGGCGCGCTTGGTTTCAAGCCTGAATTCAGGATTTGCCATTTCTGTTCCTCTCAGAAAACGGAAATCCGGGAAGCGGGGCCTGTTTTGCTCGTTCAGCAAATCGCTTCAGCACACCCAGCGCCGACCATGCGGCAAGGCTTGCCGCAGTCGATCCCATCAGCATCAGTTCCGCACGTCCAAGAAGGGTCTGCAACGACAACGTCTCGGCGATCTTCACCCCTGCCGCGCCGCCAAACACCATGCCGCATATGATGCCGACTGCGAAACGGATCGCCGCCTCGCGTTTGCCGTTTGGCAACATATAGGCCAGCGAGACTGCTGAACCCGCCACGGCTCCTGCAATTTTTGCGAACCACACCAATGTCGCATCCGAAGTCAGAACGGTTTCGCTCAGATTGCTCATGGCGCTCTCCTTTCTGCACGCGGCTGATAACCAACCGCATCGCGTTTTTCATCATCACTCAGGAACGAAGCCTCGGAGACACGCCGCCACAGGGACTCACGTTCAAGCGACAGCCCCTCGATCCGGTCGGAATCATGCTCAAGCCTCAGGTCATCACCAAACAACGGCCCCAGCCAGCAGCCCAGCGCTTTGGCAGTGCGGTTGATCAATGGCAACACAGTCAGGCGATAGAAGGCGCGATTGGCTTCTGCATAATTGGCGTAAGTATTGTCGCCCGGAATGCCGAGCAGCATCGGCGGCACCCCGAAAGCAAGCGTGATGTCACGTGCGGCACCATTCTTTGCTTCGATGAAATCCATGTCCTGCGGGCTATAACCCATCGCCTTCCAGTCAAGCCCACCTTCGAGAAGCAATGGCCGTCCCGCGCCTGATGCACCCGTATAACCTTCCTCCAGTTCTACCTTCAGCCGCTCGAATTGCTCCTCCGTCAGATTGCCACCGTCTTTTGGCGCATAGACCAGCGCGCCGGATGGGCGCGCGGAATTATCCAACAATGCCTTGTTCCAGGCACCGGCTGCATTGTGAATATCGAGCGCCATAAGGGCTGCTTCCAGCGGCGGAAATCCATAGTGATCATCCAGTGGATGGAACAATTTGAGATGCAGTCCAGAAGCAGTCGGTCCAGAAAGCGATACGGCTCTGCTTGTGTTGCCTGACCGATAAATCAGCGACTGCGGCCAGCCATCGCTCGACGTTTCAAGCGTTACCCGCTCCGGCCGCAAGAGATGCAATTCCATGCGACCGCTCGGCAAATCGACCCGTTCCACATAGGCATTGCCGGAAATCAGCAGATGCCCGTAAAGCCGTTCAAAGAAACTGCTTCCATCCAGACCTCCCTGCGGCCTCGTAATGAGATCAAGTAATGGATGTATCTCATGTTCAGTGGTGCCTTCATAAAGCAACCAGGGCACATTGCTCGCGGCTTCCGCGATCAGTCGCACACAGCGATGCGCCACCGGATTGCGCATGAACCCCTCGCGGGCGAGCGATGTATAATCCCGCGCGATCCACGAAGGCCCACGTTCCATATGCAAGGCCACAAAGCCATTCGCCATCTTGGTCTGTCGCCCGTCATACGAATGCGAGGGCGCATTCGCGGCACTTCTGCGCCACGGCCAGTTCCACGCCATATATTGGCTCTCCAATTTATCTGAATGTTGAGAGCGCGCTTCGATCTGATCGAACCGATCGGCGCGTCTCAAACCCTTTTGTTTTAAGCATAATCTTATCGATCCCCGTTTCACGCCGGTCGGACCATGCCCTAACCGAAGCGGCGGATACGCGGCTTTTGGTCGGCATTAAGCATTAACTCGCCCACCGCCCAGACCAGCGCATCAAGACGATCCGGCGAGCGTCCGCTCGATAGTCCTTCGGGCGCAAAATCACACATCTCGTCTTCAAGTGCTGCAAATCGTCCGGCGTGGCGCACGCGGTCCTGTTCATAGAGTGCGGCCACAGGCTCGGCACGCAGCCACTTGCCACGCGATGCCCGCCGCATCAGAACCGGCACAGAGGCGTCCTCTGCCGAAAGCACGGCTGCAACCATCTCGCCCCCCTGATTGACTTCGGCCAAAATCGCATCCGCCTCAAAGCTGTGATAGAGCGCAATCGCACGGCGTGCCCACTGGTGCGGTTTGGCCATCGACATGCTTTCGTCAGCAAGCACATGGCCGATGCCATTTTCATCAATCCCTGCGACGACTATGCCGCAGGCATCCGACGACTTACCCGATGAAGCGGGTGGATCGACGGCCACCAGAATACGCAAAAGCTGTGGCGCCTGCTGTTCGAAACATTGTTCGATCCGCTCCCGCGACCACAAAGCACCGGCACGTTCTTCAATCAGCTCACCATCCAGTTCCTGCCGTCCAAGCCGCGTGCCGGCATAACGCTGATTGATGGTCTGCATGAAGCCATCGGCCAGATTGCTGGCATTTTCCGATGTGCGCATATGTGTCATGGCGACGGATTTATCGGTCATCAGCGTTTTGAGCAAAGGCACCGCGCGTGGCGTCGTCGTCACGACCTGACGGGGAAAATCACCCAGTCGCAAACTAAACTGCAGCATGTCCCATGTGGCTTGCGGGTTTTTCCATTTCGCCAATTCATCGCACCAGGCGGCATCAAATTGCGGGCCACGCAAACCATCCGGGTCTTCGGAGGAATAGAGCGACGCCACGGCCCCATTATCCCAGAGGAGCCGCCGCCGCGTTGTTTCAAAGCGTGGTCGAGAAGCCCGTGAGACCGACAAGATACCCGACGGGCCGTCCACCATCACCTCGCGTGCGTCCGCAAAAGTCTCACCGACAAGCGCGATATGCCCACAGGCCCGCGCCGCAAAAGGTGCAAGCCCCAGCGCCATGCCAGACAC